GCCAGGATCTCCCTTTTCTCCCTTCAGGCTGGCGATCCATTCTTCCTCGGTACCTTTAAACCCGTGCTTGACTGCAAGCCCGTAGGCCGAGATATAGTATCTTGGGTTTTCCCAAAGTCCCATCTTTTATTCCTCCTTAATTTCCGGGCCGTAGTATCCCGCTGCCGGGTCATACCAGGTTGCGATACACGCGCTGAACTCGTCCCATATCCGGTTGAAGGCCTGCGCTGCGGTGCTCAGTCTGTTGAACTCTCCGTTCTTTGAGTCCACCTTCGCCGTCATGTACGCGCAATAGATGTCGTCATACGGTGAATCAACCAGCAGCTCCTTGTCTCCGTCCTCCAGCGCCGTCTTGTATCGGAACTGCGCTGCTTCCGCTGGCGCCATCAGGAAGATCTCCGCTGCGATCCTCCCCTCGATCTGGCTCAGCCACATCAGCTTTGTCTCTACCGAGAACGCGTTCGGCTTTACCTCGTCCACATATTCGATGCACTCTTTTACTGTCACCGCTACCGTCCTCCCTTCGGTCTGAATAGTCGTATAGGGAACACAGGGTTTTGCCCCCGTGTTCCCTTTGTAAGTGTCGCTCAGCTCAGGCTGGTTCCGCCGGTTACGCCGCCGACGGCGATGAAGCGCCAGTCGTTGCCGGTCGCATTGAAGCGGGCACGGCCTTTCCACTTGGCCGCGTCGGTGTTATCGTCGATCGCCGTGCGAACGGTCAGAGGAACACGGTCGTTCCAGACCGCCCCGCCGTAGTTGGTGTTGTAGGTGGAGTCCAACAGGGCCCAGACGGGATCCCCGCCCTCGCCGAGGAACTGGTTTAGGTACGGCCAGATGATGACGTTCCAGCGCCCGTACTGGTAGTTGAAGGCGTTGTTGGAGTTTACCGGGTTCTTGTCCGCGCCGATGGCCTCAAACACTGCGTTCTTCATCGCGGCGTCATTGGGGATCAGGATGGTGTCCGGGCTCACGTCCAGGATCTCGCCGTTGTCTCCCTTGAAGTTCTGCATTGCGGTCTCCACCAGGCCAAGGTTTGCCGCGCTGAAGGTGTTCGAGAAGCAGTTTGACTGCTGTGCCCCCTTTACCTTCGCCGGGTGCGTCTTGTCGCAGACAGGTCTGCCGTCCGCGCCCTTGGTGTCGAAGGTCCTGCCCCGGAACTTCACGCTGCCCTCGCTGCTCATGAACGCGGCGTAGATGGCAGCGCCGAAAAGCTCGCGGGTCCGCTCATAGCCGGTCATGAAGGCAGCAGGCTGCTTCTTCATATCCATGAGCTTCGCGTCCTCGATCATCTCCTGGGTGATGGTGAACTCATCTTTCCAGGTTTCGTAGATCAGCAGCTTCTGGTAACCTTCCTCCATGCTGTCGCTGGGATAGGCCCCATTCTCGCCAACCGGCTGGAAACCGTTCATCGCGGTCATGGTGGTCAGCAGGTCGCCGTAGTTCTCCGACGTCCCCATCAGGAACAGATCCTTCAGGACACTGTTCTGGTCGAAGGCTTCCGACCGCTGTTCCAGAAACATGCGGACCGGCGCTTCGCACTTGCCGTAGATGGTGTTGGCAAGATTAGAGCTTTCCGAAAATACGATAGGCATTTTTTCTTTCCTCCTTGTTCAGATTCTGCCCGGCTTAGAACCGGACGATGACGGTGTCGCCGCTGGCCGTGCCTTCTGCGTACACGATCTCTGCCACACCGTTGGTAGATGTGCCGGTAACGCGCAGGCCGTCAGACGCAAGGGTGACAAAATCGCCGGGTCCGAGGCCGGTGGCCGCAGCCGAGAACACGGTCTCATAGTCGGTGTCTTCCTCGACACGCACGACAGTGACCATGTCGCCGGCCGTCACGGCAGCCGCTCTTTCTTCTACGCAGATAAACTCCGGCTTCGTGGATCCGGATGCGATAGCCAGCTTGCCGCTCGACAGCGCCAGAGCCAGCCCGTTCTTCGGGGTAATGGCAGAGCAGGGCATCTGGATAAAGGGTGCCACATGCCCGTCATCGTTTTTGACATTCAGGAACATTTCTTTTCTCCTCTCTGGGTCTCAGCCCTTCTTGAATTTGTTTTGGTATTTCTGGATCTCCTGATCCGTGGCAGTCGGATTGAACAGCCTGTACATATCCCGCTCCTCCGGCGTGACCGTCGCACCGGCTCTTCCTCCCATGCTCGTCGCCTTCAGATGGTTTTTTCCGGTGAGGTTGTTGATTGCGCTCTGCCTGGCTTTCTCTTCCACGTTCTCGAACTGCATCCCTCTGGTCGCCAGATAGAAAGCGTCCAGGAAATTGTTGCCGCGCTGCACGGCATCATAGAAAGCCCTGCCGTATGGTTTGTTCATCAGGTCCGTGACGTTCTGGATTGTGGGGTCTGTCTTTCGGATCTCCGCCAGCTGGCTTTCCACATCCTGCATAAACTGCTGCGTCTTCGCTTCCTGCTCTCTCGCAGCCTCCTGCTCCTGTGCCTGCCTTGCTGCCTGGACCGCCGGATGTTTGTCGATGAGCCCTTCCAGGGTCTCTCTCGTCAGTTTTCCGCTCGACAGTTCCTTCTGGATCTTCCGGTTCTCCTGCTCCTCACGCCATGCCCGGAACTCGTCCATGTTCGTGATCGGTTCGTTGGTGTAGGGATTGACAACGCCAGCCTGCTGGAAGAACTCCTGCCGCTCTGCGTCAAACTGCTGGCGCTGCTGTTCCAGCGCCGCTTTCACGGCAGCGTCGATGGCTGCCTGCTGCTCGGCCTGTCTCCGTCTGGCTGCGTTTTCTCTCCGCTCCTCCGCGCTCTGTTCGCCTGTGTCGTCGGTTTCGCTTTCGGTGTCCGTGACCGGCTCCTGCTCCTCGGCAGGTTCGTCATCACTTTCGTTGACCACAGCTTCTTCATCTTCGACATCTTCTTCGATCTGATCGGCGGCTTCAGATTCTTTTTCGCCTGCGTCTTTCTCGACGCCAAAAGCTGCAAACAGTTTCTCCTCGGTGATTTCCATGCTGTTCTCCTTTCGGCATTTTCCCGCTGTTGCCATGCGTATAGTGTCTGCATATTCATGCGGCTTGGGATTTTCCCGCGTTCCCATGCGTAGTATTTAAATTTTGCCGGCGATTTTTTAAATACCGCCGGCTTTTTCCGCTCGGTATTTAAAGCGGTTTTACTTGCCGGTGCGGAGATCCTTGCCGGTCTGAACGGTGCCTTTCTTGGTGCCGCTCTTGATCTGGTGCGGTGCTTCCACTTTCTGCTGGCCCTGGTTCTTGATCTTTCCGATGTATTCAGACGCCATGATGGTCTCCTCCTTTCCTGGGTACTTGGGATTTTTCCGCGTTCCCGTGCGTAGGTTCGGCATGTTTTCGCTTTCGCCTTGCGTATGCTCACGGGCTCAGAGTCCCGCTGTCGCCATGTTCAGGTTGTCCCGGATCTCGCCCGGCGTCTTCAGCTCCGGCTGTTCCTCTGCCGGCTCTGCTCCGATGCCCGGTGCGCTTGGCAGCCCTTCCATGTTGGCCTGCATCCCCTGCATCATCGCTGCCTGCTGTGCCTGCGCTTCCCGCCGCTCCTCCAGATATTTCCTGGTGGCTCCGGCTCCGGGGTAGTGCAGCTCTTCCATCTTGGACCAAAACAGGATCAGGGTCTCGATGTCCTGCGGATTGCCGAAGGCGCCGGTCTGCAGGTTCATTCTCGTCTCCTGCCACATCGCGGTCCGGTTCGCCTCCAGCGCCTCGTTGCTGTCCACGCTGAACAGGAAGTCGTCGTTCCAGTACCATGCCCCGTCCGCGTCCTGCTTCAGGAAGTCGTACCGGTTGAAGGTCTCATAGACGACGTCGCCCTTGTGGTCCCGATAGCTCACGCTCCTGGGCTCATCCGAGTAGGCAAGCTGAAACTTGAACATCAGCTCGAACAGCTCGGCGTATGCCGCTGCCTTCATGACGCGCTTGGATTCCAGACGCCCTGCGCTCTGCGCTGCCTGGAACTCCTTCGCCACACCGCTGGTTGCAGTCCGGTCCGCTCTGCCCTGGAAACTGTTTGTAATGCCGAGGATCTGGCGCGCCTCTTCATAGGCGATGCTCAGATAGGCCATCTCGTTTTCCAC